TGGACTCGGGCAAATCATCCTTGGCGCTGCATTGATTGCCGTTGCTTGGTGGAACCCCATGGGATGGGCTGCGGCAGGAAGTTTCTTGTCGCAAGCCACGCTGTACTCGGTGGGCACATCCATGATCCTTGGCGGTGTGGCTCAGATGATCGCACCTACGCCTAAATCCTCAGACCCCTCAGAGCGGCCAGAGAACAAGCCCAGCTATGCATTCAATGGTGCAGTCAACACGACTGCGCAAGGTCAGCCAGTGCCTGTGGGCTACGGACGCTTGATTGTGGGTTCTGCTGTCATCAGCGCTGGCATTGATGTGGACGAGGTGCCTGTATGAGTGAATTGATCACCGAATCTATAAGCCAACCTTCACTCATCATTGGTGCAGGCGGTGGCGGCAAAGGTGGCGGAGGCAGCGCACGAGTTGCACAAGAGGCCCCCGATAGCCTGCGCTCCAAAGCCTTCGCTCGCGTGGTGGACTTGGTGTGCGAGGGTGAAATCCAAGGGCTGGCCAATGGCCTGAAGTCGGTCTATCTGGACGACACGGCCATTCAAAATGCCGATGGCAGCTACAACTTCGCGGGCGTAACGCTAGAAACTCGCAACGGAACGCAACAGCAAAGCTACATCCCCGGTTTCTCATCGGTTGAGAACGAGGTGGCTGTGGGTGTTGAGTGCAAGTTCAATCAGCCTGTCGTTCGCGCCATCACCGATCCGGATGTGGACGCTGTTCGTATCAAGATCAGTTTTCCGGCGCTGACCTATCAAGACGCTACCAATGGCGACTTGAGTGGCACAACCGTGGACTTTGCGATCGATGTGCAAAGCAACGGCGGTGGTTATTCGCAGGTGGTGGCTGACTCGGTTTCGGGAAAAACCACCACCAAATACCAACGCAGCTACTACATCCCACTCAATGGTTCTGCACCATGGGATGTGCGGTTGCGTCGCATCACAGAGGACTCAACCAAGACCAACATCCAGAACAAGACATTTCTGGAGTCCTACACCGAAGTCATTGAGAGCAAACTTCGCTACCCAAACAGCGCCTTGATGGCATTGCGCGTTGATGCCTCGCAGTTCAGTTCTATCCCGAAGCGCAGTTATGACTTGAAGCTGCTTCGGGTTCGCATACCGTCTAACTACTATCCCGAAACGCGCTCATATTCGGACGTGTGGGATGGCACGTTCAAAGTCGCATGGACGGACAACCCCGCGTGGTGTTTTTATGACCTTGTGACAAGCACACGATATGGGCTGGGCAACTACATCCCAGAGGCACAGGTCGACAAGTGGGCTCTGTATCGCGTGGCTCGATATTGCGATGAATTGGTGCCTAACGGGTTAGGAAGCTACGAGCCTCGGTTCACCTGTAACCTGTATCTCCAGACAAGAGAGCAGGCTTACAAGGTCGTGCAGGACATGGCCTCGATCTTCAGGGGCATGGCGTATTGGTCTGGTGGTGCCATCACCGTGACCCAAGATGCACCGCAAGATGCGGTCTATCAATTCACGGCTGCCAACGTCATCGATGGGGACTTCTCGTATCAAGGCTCGTCTGCCAAAGCGCGTCACACTGTGGCGTTGGTGAGTTGGATTGACCCGGACGACTTTTACCGTCAGAAGGTGGAATACGTTGAGGATGTCGACGGCATTGCCCGCTACGGGGTGGTGCAAGCTGATGTTCTGGCCATGGGATGCACTTCCCGAGGTCAGGCTAACCGAGTTGGTAAGTGGTTGCTCTACTCAGAGCAGTCTGAGTCGGAAATCATCACGTTTCGCACGGGGCTTGAAGGTGCGGTGGTGCGTCCAGGTGACGTCATCAAAGTGGCAGACTCGAGCCGTGGAGGATTGCGACTCGGTGGGCGCATTGCAGCGGCTACGAGTGTGACCGTGACCCTTGACCAAGACCCGCCTGCAGGTTCGTGGCTAATTTCAGTCATCACGCCAGCTGGCACGGTGGAAGAACGACAAGTTGGATCGTTCAGCGGTCGAACACTTGGTGTGACCAGTCCGTTTTCTGCGGCACCTCAACCGGGGGCGATTTGGGTCTTGGCCTCAAGTCAGGTCGAGGCACAGCTCTTCCGGGTGGTGCAAGTTGCTGAGAGTGAGCCGGGCATCCATGAGGTGACAGCCCTTGCGCACAACCCAAGCAAGTACGCTGCGATTGAGCAGGGCTTGGCGCTGCAACCTCGTGACATCACGGTGCTGTCGACCACCCCTGCAACGCCAACAGGCTTGAAGGTGTCTGAGAGCCTGTATCGGGTCAAGGATCAAGCGCTCGTATTGATTCAGGTGGCGTGGGAGCAGGTCTTTGGTGCGCTTGAGTATCAGGTGAGCTATCGGGTCAATGGCGGCAACACCATCACCTTGCCTCGTGTGACCACCAGTTATCTGGAAATTCGCAATGCCGAAACTGGAGACTATGTCTTCACGGTCAAAGCCGTTGGCGTTTCAGGAAAACTTAGTAACGGCGCAACGCTTAGTCAAACCATCCTTGGCAAATTGCAGCCCCCAGACGATGTGCAAGATTTCCTTGTGTATCGCCGAACGACTGACTTGCTTCTCAAGTGGGCAGCCAACACAGATGCTGACTTGGCGGGTTATGAGGTTCGAGTAGGTAGCGGCTGGGACTCCGGAGTATTGGTTGGCCAAACCGCAGGCACGCAGCTTGTTCATGACCAAAGTGAATCTGGTCAGTACAACTACTTCATCCGTGCGTTTGATACCTCGGGCAAGTACAGCACGCATGTCACGACTTTTCAGCTGATCTTGCTGGCCCCATCGTCGGTGAGGCAGTTTGATGTGGTCCAGTCTGCCAACCGTCTGGAGTTTCGTTGGCTTCCCAACCCAGAGCCTGAGGTTGTGGCTTATGAGCTCAGGGAAGGGGGAGCCTGGGACACCTCTATCTTCATTGCAGAGGTGAAGTCCAGTAGCTACACCTTGCCATCGGGCTTCGATGGTGAGCGCAAGTTCTGGATCAAGGCGATTGCTTCTCCTGGCATCTACTCGGACGAAGCCACGTTTGTCTCAACGGTGGTGGCCCAGCCGCAAAACGCCAACCTACTGGTGACCATGGATGCGCAAGCGACAAGGTTTCCGGGAATCAAGCACTTTGCATCTGTGGAGTCCGTCAACAGCCTCGATGTGCTTCGCATGGACAGCGGCGTGAGCCAGTCTGAATATCTGTTCGAAGTGAACCTTCCGACCAGTTACCGGGCGCAGAACACTTTGTTGGCCAGCATTGGTGCAACGCTGGATGACCGCGAAACATGGAGCACGGCCAACTATGCGTGGAACAGCCAAGCGGCCAAACGTCAATGGACCTATGACGGGGCGCTCAAGAGCATTGAGGCGCGATTTCAAATTTCGCGTGAAGACACATTACAGGCAGGCGAAATTTATGGGTGGCGCCTCAACGGGGTGCTCAGCGGCTACGGCAGTCCTACAAGTGGGGATGCCTCAGGCGTGAGCTACGGAGATGGTCGCTACGGGACTGGCGTCTTGATCAAAGACACGACCAAAGTGTCATGGGGGGTTCGGATACCGGGCGTGTTCCATGTGAGCTTTTGGTTCATCCCCAATCAAGTCACCACATCGGTGATCTGGAGTGCGACAGGTGTAGGCGTGAGTTTGTGTGTCGGGTATGACGCAACGAACCAGGTGTTTTTCCTTGAAGACCACCTGTTCAATCGCATCCAAGTTCCATACCCCGTCAATGTGAATGATCGCATTTGCGTTGGGGTGTGTCAAACCGCGACAGAGCGCAGGCTCTTTATCGGAAAGATGGGTGGGGATGTGCAAAGCGCTAGTAGCGCAATGACACCTACAGCGGGCTACACCGCACTCAAGCTTTATTGATCCTCACGGAATTTTCAAAAACCAGGCGTTGTACCGAAAGGTCCAGCGCCTTTTTCTTTGCACAACTAGGAATTACTCATGATTGAAGAAGGCATGAACATCAAAGGCGCAATCACGTTGCTGTTGGCCAAGGCCAGTGGCGAAGTGGAGGTGGTCCACAAAGAGAACATCATCGTCAATGGAGGCTTTGACTTTGTAGCCGACGCCATTGGTAACTCATCCAGTCGTCCTGGCGTGATGGGGTGGATTGCCCTTGGAACGGGTACCACGGCAGCAGCGGCAACGCAAACGGCGCTAGTCACCGAGATCAAGCGCAACGCTGCAACGTATGCCCATACGGCTGGCACCAAGGTTTTTACCTTCACCGCCAGTTATTCCGCAGGCGATGCAACGGGGGCTATCACCGAGGCTGGTGTGTTCAACGCTGCGTCTGCTGGCTCCATGTTTGATCGCGTGGTGTTCCCCGTGGTGAACAAGGGTGCAGATGACAGCTTGACCGCTGTGTTCACCTTCACCATGAGCTGATAGGACTGGGGCTATGGCCGAGACCGCAAGCGTCACAACGACACCTGGTGCTAACTACACCTGGAACACGGCAAAGTTTGCGTGGAACAGCGCCACCTCAGGAAAAAACTGGACAAACGCCTATCCCGCCATCTATGCCCTCAATGTGGCGT